GACTACTGGTGCGGCGTGTTCGTTTGCGGTGAGTGCGGTGGCGAGTGGGATGGTCGCCCCGCTCAGCACGATTGCTGCACGGGCCTCGCGCCCGGGAAGGGGACGACATGAGCAAGAAGATCGCGCCGATGCTGTCATGGTGGATCGAGCAATTCACGGAGCCGCCGGTCAAGCCTGGAACCCAGGACAAGGCCCGCGCCGAACTCCGCGCCCTGCTGGCGGTGGCCCGAGTAGCGATGCGAGTAGCGCCGTTCGTCCGAATGGACTGCCCCGACATGAAGCGCGCCCTGGCCCGCCTGGACCGGGCGTCGGGGAGGAAGCCGTGAGCGATCCAGCGTGGGAGGACTACAACGGGATGCAGCACCGCGCGATGTTGGCTGCCGAGGAGAACAACAGACTCCGTGACGAGATCGCCACCCTGCGCGCACGGGCCGAGGCTGCGGAGAGGGAGAGGGACGAGTGGAAGGCGTCGGTGGTGGCCGCCAACGCGATCAGCCAGCGGTTCCACGCCGCGGAGTCGCGGCTGGCCGAGGCCCTGGCGGCGCTGCGGTTGGCCCTGGAATACGCTGAGGGCGAGTACCCGGAGGATCACGAGGCAGTCCAGCACCTGCGCCGCGCCCTGGCCCGCCTGGACCGGGCGAGCGGAGGTGGCAAGCCGTGACCACCGTCCTCGACTTCGCCCTCGCCTGGATCGCCGTCTCGGTCCTCGCCGCCTGGGCCCACCACCGCCTGCGGAGGCGGCGCCGCCGGCCGGGCATCCCCCGAGTGGTCTACCTTGGGTGGTCGGGCTCGATGTGGAGGGAACGCCGGTGAAGGCCCGCCAGCGCCCTCCGAAGCCTCAGCCCGCCGTCCGGGACCACCGGGACCCAGAAAACCCCGCCACGGGGCAGCCAGGGCCCTCCATGGTCACGTTCGACGTGCCCGGTGACCCCGTTCCGCAGCCACGGCCCAGGATCTTCCGCAACGGAGGTGTGGGCGAGAACCCCAAGGCCACCGCCCACAAGCAGGCGACCGTCGCCGCGGCTCGGCGCGTCAAGGCCACACCCACCCCGGGCGAGGTCGAGTTGAGCGTAGTCTACTTCCGAGCGACGCATCGCCGGGTGGACCTCGACAACCTGTTGAAGCTCACCCAGGACGCCCTGATCGGGGTCTGTTGGGCGGACGACAGCCAGATCGTCAGCGTCCACGCCCGGAAGGTGACCGGATGCGCCCGGCCGAGGACCGAGGTCCTGGTCCGCCCCTGGCCTCCGGTCGTAGCCCCTGTCGCAGACTGGCACTCAGCCTGGGAGCAACCATGAACGGGGTAGGGGTCAGGTTCTGCGAGAAGTGTCACCGGCGGCGCTGCATGGCGCCCCACACCGAGTGCGTCGCGTGCCGGCCGAAGCGCCGGACCCAGCGCGTTCGGAACTCTCCCGAGACCGACGAGCGGCACCGCCTGAAGCAGCGCAGGGCCCGCCAGTCCGCCGGCGTCCTGGCAGGATTCGAGTCCTGGTGAGGGTTGACCTCCGCACACACTTCGCGCAGACCCTGAGCGTGAGCACCAAGGGCGGCGGCGGGGCAGACCAGGACGGCAGCCGGGCTCGGGGCACCCCCTCGTCCTCGCGCTCGGCTGCCGGACTCAACCCGAAGCAGGCTCGCTTCGTCGCCGAATACCTCAAGGACCTCAACGCCACTCAAGCGGCCATCCGCGCTGGGTATTCCAAGAAGACCGCCGGAAGCCAGGCCCATGATCTCCTGAAGAAACCCGAAATTTCCCTACTTGCGGCCCAAGGCCAGCAAGCACACATCGACAGGGCCATCGCTACCAGGGCTGAGCGCCAGAAGTTCTGGACCAAGGTCATGCAGGACGCCGGAGAGAACCTCCGCGACCGCCTCAAGGCCAGCGAGCTCCTCGGCAAGAGCGAGGCCGACTTCACCGAGAGGGTCGAGCACGCCGGCGGCATCCAGGTCACCCGGATCGAGCGCGTGGTCGTAGACCCGGAGCGGAGGTGACCACCCTCCAAATTCAGACGCCGCGGGTGTTCCTGCCGCTCCTGGAGCCCGCCCGGTATAAGGGCGCGTTCGGCGGCCGCGGGTCCGGCAAGAGCCACCACTTTGCCGAGGCGCTTCTGGAACGGTGCCTGATACACCCCGGGACCAGGTGGGCTTGCATCCGAGAGGTCCAGAAGTCCCTGGACCAGTCGGTCAAGCGGCTCCTCGAGGACAAGATCGCCGTGCTCGGTCTCGGCGCCTCTTTCGACGTGCAGCGGTTCGAGATTGGCACGCCTGGCGGAGGCCTGATCATCTTCCAGGGCATGCAGAACCACACCGCAGAATCCATCAAGTCGCTTGAAGGATTCGATGGTGCCTGGGTCGAGGAGGCCCAGAGCATCTCTCAGCGGTCACTGGACATGCTCCGCCCGACCATCCGAAAGGACGGGTCGGAATTGTGGTTCTCTTGGAATCCGCAGCAACCAACGGACCCGGTCGAGAAACTGCTTCGAGGCAAGGAGCCTCCGGCCGGAGCGATCGTCGTTCAGGCCAACTACACCGACAACCCGTTCCTTCCATCGGTACTCCGAGAGGAACTGGAATACGATCTTCGGCGCGACCCGGACAAGTTCGCGCACGTCTGGAAGGGCGGATACGTCCTAAACTCCGAGGCCGTAGTCTTCCGCAACTGGCGCGTCGAAGAGTTTGAGGTCCACGCTGATGCCGTCATCCGGCAGGGAGCGGACTGGGGCTTCGCCGTCGACCCATCAGTTCTGATCCAGTGCTACACCATCGGCCGAACGCTCTACATCCCCTACGAGGCGTGGAAGATCGGCTGTCCCATCGACAACCTGCCGGACCTGTTCGCCACCGTGCCGTACTCTTCGCGCTGGTGGATTACGGCAGATTCAGCCCGCCCCGAAACCATCGACCACATGCAGCGTCATGGCTACCCGAAGATGGGGGCTGCCGTGAAGGGAGCCAGGTCGGTAGAGGAGGGGGTGGAGTTCCTCCAGTCCTACGACATCGTTGTGCATCCACGCTGCACACACACGATCGACGAGCTGACGACCTACAGCTACGAGACGGACCCGCTAACAGGCGTGGTCTTGCCGAAGCTCAAGGACAAGAAGAACCACGTCATCGACTCCCTGAGATACGCCTGCGAGGGCGCTCGGCGTGCTGGCAAACCGAACTCCGCTCCGCCGACCGTCATCCGGGCCTTCGGGTCCGCGAGGTAGCCATGGCCGAAGCCATCATCGAGCAGAGCCTCACCCAGGACCAGGCCACCGCCATGGTCGGCAAGCACGTGCTCGTCGCGCTCGAGGACGTGATCAACGCCCACGAACTCGTCGTCAAGGACGAGTCCGCGAGCGAGGTCGCCAAGGCGAACGCTCGCATGGTCATCGCCGCGGCCACCGCCTTCGGGCGCCCCCTCTACGCGGTGGTCAAGGCGGCCGAGAAGCCGCGCATCCTCCGCGTCCAACGCTCCATCCGCCTCGTGAGGTAGCCCATGCCCGTCGACATCCTCCACTCGAAGCAGCGGTACGACGCCAACCGCTCCGACCGATCCGTCGAAGAGGTGGTCTGGGACGACATCGAGAAGTTCATCATGCCGCTCTCGGGGACGACCGCGCAGAGCATCGACGGCTCGACCCCGGACCAGAAGACGAGCATCGCTCTCTGGGACCTGACGGCGCCGCTCGCGAACGAGCACCTGGCGAGTTCGCTGCACGGGGACATCACCAGCCCGTCGTCGAAGTGGCTCGACCTGGAGTGGATGGACGCCGAGGTGGAGCAGGACCACGACGCCATCGTCTACCGGGAGAAGCTGGCCGACCTCGTCTGGGGCGAGCTCCAGGCCTCCGACTTCAACATGGAGATCGCGAGCGGGTACCTGGAGTGGGGCGGGCTCGGCAACATGGCCCTGGTCTGCGAGCCGACCTCCAAGGGGCCGGAGTGGAAGGGCCTCGACTTCACCGCGGTGCCCATCCGCCAGGTGGTCTTCGAGGAGGACTCCAAGGGCGGCGTGCTCCGGTGGTGGAGGCACCTCCGCTGGACGGCTGGGCAGATCGTCCACCACTGCGAGGAGGAGAAGGGGGCCGACGGGAAGTCGCTGTACCAGGCCCCGGAGAAGTACAAGCGGCTGGCCCAGGTCCCGGGCGAGGCGGCCACCAAGCACGCGGTCATCTTCTACATCTGGCGCCGGCCGGAGGTGCCAGATGAGGTGGAGGGCGAGGTCATCCCGGAGAAGCGGCCCTTCGGCTGCTGCTACTTCGTGCTGGAGGACGGCGTCCAACTCGGCGAGGAGGGCGGCTACTACCGGATGCCGGCGGTCATGGGCCGGTGGGGGAAGCGGCCCGGGACGGTCTGGGGCTACGGCCGCGGCCACATCGCCCTTCGCGCCGTGAAGGGCCTGAACTACTTCAAGGAGCTCCAGCTCAACGCCGGCGAGAAGGCCGTGGACCCTGCCATGGGCGCGACCGAGCGGGTCGGCCAGCAGATCGACCTCCGGCCCGGGAAGGTCTCGGTGGTCCCGTCGAAGGAGGACCTCTGGGCCATCGAGAGCGGGGCCCGGTTCGATGTCTCGGCGGAGATCATCCGGGACGAGCGGGTCGAGATCCGGCGGGCCTTCCACGAGGACGACCTCCAACTGAAGGAGTCGCCGCAAATGACGGCGACCGAGGTCCAGGCTCGCAAGGACCAGATGAACCGGGCGCTGGGTTCCCCGGTTGGCCGCCTCCAGACCGACGTGCTCTCGCCCATCGTGATGATGGTCATCGACCACCTCTCCCGGGCCCGCCGTCTGCCGCCTCCGCCGGCCATCGTGAAGCGGAAGCGGGCGGAGCTGAGCCTGCGCTTCCGGGGGCCCATCGCCCGGGCCCAGGTCATGGACGAGGTCGTCGCCATCGAGCGCGAGGCGGGGTTCATCGCCAACCTGCTGAAGCTCGGGTTCTCCGAGGCGCGGCACTACTTCAACCTGGGCAACGCGATCAAGGAGCACTCGAAGCGGCTCGGCGTGCCGACGAGCGTGCTGAACTCCGACGCCGAGGCGAAGCGCCGCATCGCCGCTGAGCAGGCCGCCATGAAGGCCGCCCAGGACGCGGAGACGATGAAGACGCAGGGCCAGGCCATGCAGGCCGGCGCTTCGGCGGCAGCCACGGCGGCGGCCGCGGGCATCCCCATCGGTCCGCAGCCGGCCCTCGTGCCGTCGGGTGGGGTCGTCTCGTGACGGATGCGGAGCGGAGGGCCGAGCGCCAGGAGGTCATCGCCTTCCTGGCGCAGTCGGGCGGGGAGGTGCTGCTTCGGCACCTCCGCCGGCGGTGGAGGGACGGGAACCCGGGCGAGACCGGGGAGCAGATGATCTTCCGGCTGGGGCGACTCGACGCCCTGTCCGACATCGAACGCCTCCGCGAAGAGGCGAAGGGAGCGTGACCATGGGCGACGAGACCAGGGACTGGAAGAGCGGACTGCCGGAGGAGCTCAAGACGGCGCCGGCGCTGAAGGACGTGCAGGACGTGGCCTCGCTGGCCAAGGCCTTCGTGGAGACCAAGGCCTTCGTGGGCTCCTCGCTCCGGCCGCCCGGCGCGGACGCGACCCCGGAGGCCCGGACCGACTTCATCCAGAAGCTCCGCGAGAAGGTCCCGGAGCTGCTCTTCATGCCCGAGGGCGACGACGACGTGGCCAAGCTGGCCCGCGAGACGGCCTGGACCAAGCTCGGCCGCCCCAAGGAGGCCAAGGAGTACACCCTCCCGGCGGACATGACCATCGCCGACGAGCACCTGGAGGTGCTCCGCAAGGAGGCGCTCGAGGAGGGCCTGACCAGGGGCCAGTTCCAGGCCAGGGCGAAGAAGGTGGCGGACGCCATCACCGCGGCCGAGAACTCCAGGCGGGACTCGACGGCAGCCCTCCGGCGCGACCTCGGCGCCGCCTTCGACGAGCGGACGGCCTCGGTGGCCGCCATCGCCGCGAAGCTCGGCTTCAGCCAGGAGCTGGTGGCCGCGCTCAAGAGCGGGGTGGTGGACCAGGCGACCTTCAAGGCCTTCAGCGCCATCGCCAAGGGCTTCGGCGAGACGCGCCAGGTCGCGGACCAGTCCGGCGGCGCCGGCGGGAAGCTGACCCCGGGCGAGGCCAAGGCGCAGCGGGCCGAGATCATGGCCCGGCCGGAGTACTTCCGGCCCTCGGCGGCCCAGATGGCCGTCCACGAGAACCTGAAGCGCAAGGTCCAGGAGCTCAACGACCTGATCGATGTGACGTAGGGGGACGCATGGCCACCTGGACGCCGCTCGAGAACCGCTCGGTCCGCTCGATTCAGGGTCTGACCGAGACGCCGCCCGCCCCGACCGACACGAACGAGGGCGTGGGCATGGTCCTCGACTCGCTGGGGGCCATCACCTTCTGGCTGGACGCGGGCGACGGGGAGACCATCACCGCCGACACCGGGACGGTGGACATCTACACCCACGACGCCGGTCTCTGGGGGTACGCGCCGGCGCTGACCCTCTGGGTCCCGGCGGGGAGTTCCGGGAAGCGCCGGGTCCAGCTCGGGACGGTCCCGGTCCTGAACCCCCGCGGCCGGCTCGCCTTCTACACGAACGGGGTGAGCGCCTCCAACGCGGCGGTGGCCATCGACGCGCTCGCGACTGACCGAGGAGGCCGCAAGTGAGCCCGCTCCTGGTGGCGCTGCTGCTGGCGCAGTTCCCGACCCCGTTCACGGTGAAGGACGAGGGGGTGCCGAAGGGGACGGCGACGGGGGTGAACTGCACTGGGTCGGGGGTGACATGCTCGCTCGCCCCGGGCGGGGTGTGGACGCTGGACGCCACGGCCGGCGCTGGAGGCGGGGCCCCGACCACCTCCCAGTACTGGGTGGGAGCGGCCGATGGTGGCCTCTCCGCGGAGAAGAACCTCGGGGCCCTGGCGACGGGCCTGGTCCTGAACACGGCTGGCGTGCCGAGCGCCTACGCCGGGGCGACATGCAGCGCGCCCAACCTGGTCCAGACGCTGAGCGCCTCCGGGGCGCCAGGGTGCTACCAGCTCAAGCTCGACGAGCTCGCCAACCCGGCCGGCGACAAGACCTTCTCGATGGCGAACAAGCAGATCAAGTTCACCTTCCAGGCTCCGGCCACGGCGGATGGCGCCTTCGAGCTGGAGGCCACCGGTGGCTACACGGGGGACCTGCTGCACGTCCACCAGCACACGGGCAGTCCG